AGATTATGGGTGTGATAAAAGATCCAAGCACTGATGCACAAACAAACAACATTCCATTCCAAATCGGTGAGACAGTCCATGTTAAAAAAGGAAACGGTAAATTCAGATTTAAGGCAAGAGTATCAGCTCCTAACGAAAATATTGCAATCAATCCTATTGATGGCACTGACATAAGCACAACAACTGACTATACATCTAACTTGACCTTTATCAATATTGATACTAAGTCACTTGCAGATCAAGTCAAAGGTAACTACTACGGATCACCTAAGATCAATGATTACTTAGTTGGTGAGACTAGTGGTGCAGTTGCAAAAGTATCAAACAAAGATTTGATTACAGACAAGAAAGGTAATCTTAGAGGTTCATTCTTTATTGATGCACCTAATGTAGAAGGCAACGTTAAGTTTAAGACTGGAACAAAACTGTTCAGACTTAGTGATACATCTAATGACAGTAGAGTTGTTGGTGTATCTGACTCTAGTGGTGAAGCAGAATTTAGTTCATCAGGTATCTTACAGACTACACAAGAGACTATTATATCTGTAAGAAATGCAAGAGTTACATCTGAGGATCAGTTTGACGCTAGAACATTAGTTAATGTTACATCTGAATCAAGAGATGAGACTAGATGGTGTGACCCACTAGCACAAACATTCTTGATTGACGACTCAACCCTTGAGGGTGGTGTATTCTTAACTAAGATTGATATATTCTTCTTTACTAAGGATCCAGAAATCCCTGTAGCATTAGATATCAGAACTGTAGAAAACGGTAACCCAACACAAACAGTATTACCATTCTCTAAGGTAGTTAAAGATGCAGAAGATGTATTTACATCAGCTGATGCATCTAAACCAACCACATTTGAGTTCAAAGCACCTGTCTACATTCCACTTCTAAAAGAATGTGCAATGGTATTGACATCAGATTCCAACCAATACAAAGTATTCATCTCACTTCTAGGTGAAGATGCTATTGACGCTGCACACGTTGGAGAGAAAATATCTGAACAACCATATATCGGTGTCTTATTCAAGTCTCAGAATGCGTCTACTTGGACTCCTTCTCAGTATGAAGACTTGATGTTCAAGATTTACAGAGCAGAATTTACATTACCGACAACAGCAGCACCATCTAAACTTATCCTAGAGAACGGTGAGTTAGGTGAAAGCAATGGTGGATTCTTGAATCTAAGAAGAAATGCACTTAAGACAACATCTGGTAGTGACTTAATCAGAGTATTCCATAGTAATCATGGTATGCAATCTGGATTGAACTACTTGAAGATGAGTGGCGTTATCTCTGAGGTGGCAAACAGCACAACTGCAGCACAGTTAAGTAGCACAGGAACATCTATTGAGATTGCAGAAAACAATGGTTTCCATACTACTATAGGTGGTAGTTCAGTAAGTTCATCAAATCCTGGCTTCATTAGAATACTAGGAACTGAAGAAGACGGTAGTGGTGATGAGATCATCGCATACTCTGGACTTAGTGGCACAAATAACAAAGTTGTCAACTTTATAACAAATGGTAGAAACCATACTGGAACATCAGGATCATCAACTGGTAAGATACATGCAGCTGGTGCTATTGTAGAATGCTATAACTTTGACGGTATACCTCTTACTAAGATCAATAAGACACATAGTAGTGGTATTACTTCTATCAATAGTCCTCACAGTTACAACTTACAAATATCTGGTGTAAATGCAGGAACTGGTATACAAGGTGGTGGAGCAAACATCGTTGCATCACAAAACGTTCCATGGGATGTCTTATCTCCACAGATACAGAGTCAGGTAGAACCTCGCACTAGCATCATTGCTAGAGTTCAAGGAACCAGTGGAACATCTTGCGGACCTTTCCCTGCTAACGTTACAGCAGAGACATCATTTATTAAGGACAGTGACTTCCAAGAAATATCTCTCGGTGAGGAGAATTACTTCCCTGCTACAAAGATAGTTGCAAACCAGATCAATGAGATCAACAGAATGAATAGTGTTAAGTCATTGACACTTGAATTAAATCTTGATTCTGAAGTATCACACCTATCTCCTGTCATTGACTTGACTAGATGTGACGCTATTACAACAGGAAACGTAATTAACAACATAGAACCATCAGTAAATGTCGGTGGAGAATGTGCTGCTAACTACATTACTAAGGTTGCACGACTAGAGAAGAGTGCTTCTGGATTGAAAGTAATGCTCGCAGCAAACGTTTGGAGTGACTCTAAGATTAGAGTGATGTATAAATTGATACCAGCTGGTTATAGTGACAACCTAGATGAATTACCATTTGAGTTCTTTAACACAACAGGTATTCCAGACTCAGGTGAATTAGTTCCTAACAATGACCTAGAGACATTTACAGACTATGAATACACAGTTGAGGATGTAGAGGCATTTGAAGGTTTCCAGATCAAGATAAGTTTACTCAATCATGCACAACCATATATACCAAGAGTCAAAGATTTCAGAGGAATCGCTCTAGCATAATGGAAGAACCAATTGAACTACTCCCTGTTGAGGGTCATACGACTCTTGGCAGGGATCCCACGTCTAATGCAATACTTAATACTGACACTTCGCAGTATGATGCATATATCAAGGCGAGAGAACTTGCAAAGAAAAAAGATAAAACATTAGAAGACCTCAGAAAAGAACTAGATGAGGTTAAGGCACTTCTGACAACCCTAGTGGAGAAGAAGGATAAATAAAGTTAAGCTAAATATTATATGGGAATTCTTTAAAGAATGGCAAGTGCTGTATCCAACTTAATAATATATCAGGGTTCTGACTTTATCATTGACTTTACAGTCGAAAATGATAACGGAACGGATTTTGACCTGACTGGATATTCGGCAGCGTGTTTGATTAAAAAGCACTACACAAGTAGCACTTCACAAACAGTAACTGCTGCAGTTTTATCTCCTGCTACAAGCGGAAGAGTTCAACTATCTTTGACTAATTCACAGACCGCTGCTATGAAGAGTGGACGGTTTGTATACGACGTTGTAATAACTTCTGGATCTGGCATTAAGTCCAGAGTGTTAGAAGGATCGGTAAGCGTTCTTGAGGGAGTAACACTTTAAATGGCAAGACTAAGATTTGGAGACCAATCAGTTCCAAGAGTCACACGTGTCGCTACAGGTGGTGGCGGTGGCACAATTGGCGGAATGTCAGACGTAGATTTGACAGACACATCACAAGGTGGACTAGCAAACGGATCAGTGCTCGTGTATGACGCGACAAGCACAAGATTCATCGCTACAAACGTATTAAACGACATAACAATTAATGGGGGTAGCTTCTAATGGCATCGAATATCCTGATAAAAAGGAGCACAGGTTCTACAGCACCTGGCACTATTACGTTCGGTGAGTTAGCCGTTACTACTGGTGCAAATGGAACGCAAGCAAATGCGGGTGACAGACTATTTGTTGGAGATAACAATGGTGCTGCACAGATTGTAGGTGGTAGATACTTTACAGATCTACTGGATCATGTGCATGGCACACTTACAGGTAGTTCTTCAGTTATTGTAGATAGTAACTCGAAGATAGACCAATGGTTAGTAGATGACATTGAGTTAAATGCTAACGTAATCACAACTTCTACAACAGACGCTGATCTTATTCTTCGTGCAAATGGCACAGGTAAGATTGTAGTTGAAGATGGACAGGAAGTAGAGTTTGGAACTACAGGAGACATAGAACTCTCATTTAATGACTCAGATGCAGTTTTAGACGTCAAGCGTGTCGCGGGAACTCCCGACTTGCGTATCGCTGACGATATGAAACTAATCTTTGGTAATAACAAAGATGCTTCTATAGTATATGACGAGACAACAAGTGATAAACTAAAGATTGATGGTGCAGACATTGAAGTCGGAACCACATCAACAAGTAAGGTAAACTTTGCAAATACCACAGATGCTTCTAACGTAGCAACTGCGGGTGTTACATTTGCAGGTGGTATCGGTGTTGCAGCAACAGCATGGATCAAAGATCTACAAGTTGACGACAATGCAACAATCGGAACTGCAGCTGGTGACTCACTTACAGTTAACTCAACAACTACATTCCAGAATGGTGTAACCTTTAATGGTCAAACAAACATTTCTGGTAATACACAACAGACTGGTTCTATTGAGATTGACAATCTTAAATTAGATGGTAACTCAATTACAACTATCAACTCTGTTACAGAATTAATACTTGACCCTGACCCTACAACTGATGCGGGTGGTCTTGTTATTATTAAAGGTGACCTCCAAATTGATGGAACTACA